TCCTCATGTCCATTTTTTTCTCGATGCCGGGCTAAATTTTTCCATATTTGGCCTTTTAAATATCCCACAAACTCCTCTTGCGTTAGCTGTGATTCGATTACATCGATGGTTTCAATAGTCTTATTTTTATAATAAGACGGATTTATTTTATCTTTACTTGATGTCACCCCAGTTATCTCCTTTCTCATAGTCAACTTTGTTGGGAACTTCTAGCTCAACAGCACCTTCCATAATATTAATTATTTTTTCAGCTTGCTGTGGATTTTCTACCGAGATATCTAACTCATCATGAATTTGAATATGAGGAATAATTCCTTCTCGATATAATTTTACCATAGCAATCTTTGTCATGTCTGCTGCCGATCCTTGAATTAATTTATTTAAAGCCTTGTATGTAAAGGCTCTCTTAATACCTTTAGATCCCCCATATTCAATAAGGGCATCTTGAAAAGATAGAGGTTTATGAATACCAAAAATTTTTGGTTCCCACATATCAAAGTGACAAACACGACCACCAATCGTTCGGATTCTCCCTTTGTCTTGTGCTCTCCGCGATGCGCCGTCAATAAGCTGTTTAACAAAAGGTGCTCGATCATGATATTGCTTCAATAGTTTATCTGCTTGTTCTTCTAATAAACCTAGTTCAGCAATTAATTTATTTTTACCCATACCATACATCAGTCCCAGGTTAATCGTCTTAGCTTCTTTACGATCAATACCGGCCATGTCAGCCACGGCTTGATGGAAGTCGGCATCTCCTTGTCGATACGCATCCACAATATTGCCGACTCCTTTTAATCCTGATAGAGAAGCGTAGTGAACCACGATCCGCGGTTCTTGTTGCGAGTAGTCAAAGGTTCCCCAATGATGATTCTCTTCCGGTAAAAATAAACTTCTAATTAAAGGACCAATCTTTTTGTTCCGTGCCGGAATTTGTTGAAGGTTCGGATTGGAATAACTAAATCGTCCGGTCACCGTTCCACCGTCATCGGATCGGATTTGATTAATATCCGCATGAATGCGTCCTTTGTGTTCATGTTTTAAAATCGTATCAATAAACGTTGTATGTGCTTTATTTGTTTCTCTCGCCAGGGCAATCGCTTGAGCGACAGGATGAGGATGTTGAGATAAAAAGTTTTTCGTAAAACTCGGAGCTCCGGTTTCGGTTTGATCATAAGGTAGGTTGAGTTTATCAAAGACTTTCGCAATAGAACTAGCGGCCCAAATTTCTACATCCAATCCTGTTTTATCTTTAATCTTTTTCAAATAAGTTTTTTCTTCTTTGATTAAATCCTTTTTAATTTTATGTGCTTTTTCAATATCAACTCTTACACCTTTAAATTTCATATCAACTAAACACGGAAATAAAGCTGTTTCTGTTTCAAAGATTTCCCAAAGGTCCTCAGCTGTTAATTGTTTTTTCATTTCTTGCCATAACTTCAAAGTAGCGACGGCATCTTGCTCGGCATATTCACCGACATACATGGGAGGTAATCGCCACATTTCTTTTTTAGGATCTAGCCCCCATTCTTTAGCAGCTTCATATAATGATTTTTCATTTTTACCAATACCCACATATTCTTTAGCTAAGGTATTGAGATTATATCGAAGTCTATTTTCATTCACTAAAGATGCAGCAATCATAGTATCAACGACTTGACCATGCATTTCTAAACCCATAGCGCGTATCCAGGGAACATCATACATTGCATTATGAAATATCTTGGTAGCTGGGGTTTTTAAAACTTCATTTTCAAACCAATCTAAAACAACTTTCTTATCAATATTACTACTACCTTCATGAGCAATTGGAAAGTATCCTTGCCAACCTTCCACAGCCACAGCAATACCAACTACTTCACCGGTACCACGAATAACCCCCGATCCACGGGTCGTTAACTCTTCATCACGAGTCTCGAAGTCGATTGCAATCTCTTTGGCTTGTGTTAAATTTTTTAATTCTTCGGGTGGTGTCCATTCAACCGGAGGAGTAAATAAAATTTCTTGAATATTTCTTTTCATTTAGAACTCCTGGAATCTCGTTGATGTTGTTTAATCATTCCCGGAATTTCTTCCATCCATAATTTCATATCCACTTCTCGACATTCTTCTCGAAAGTTTTTATATTCATTTTTTGTTAACTCAATCACATCACTTTTAAAAGCAATTCTGATTTTTCCTTTTTGGTATTTTATTATCATAAATTATAGGACCTTTCGTAATTTTTAGGGCTGACAATGTGTAATGATTTCTTTGCTCTTGTTGTTGCTACATAAAATAATCGATGTAACTCATCGGGACTTTTATCACTTTGATCTAATGCAGCCTTTGTTAGATCAGGTAATACTAAGACATGATCCGCTTCCCCGCCTTTCGCACCATGAATGGTTGATAATAAAATCCTAGGATTTTTATTTATCTTCTCGCCTTTTGCTCTCATATTTCTTATATAGTTTTCGGTGATTGTATCTAATTTTTCAAAAGATTCAAACCATACTTGATCAGTGAGCAGTCCATGTTCTTCTTGACATTGTTGTAAAGAATACTTCGTATTTGAATGTAAAGTTTTACCGTCACGATAACCAGGTGTTACATTATTTCCTAAATAAGAATAAATATTTTTTATTTCTAAATTAGTTAAAAGTGTTCCTTTACGAAACGATTCCCAATTAGAAATAGCAAATAATAAATCTAAAGAAATAGAATTTTTGCCACGGTGAGAATAGTACCAACCTTGCAACTCACATAATTCTTTCACATCATCTAAAAAATAATGAGCCGTCGATAGGACTAACCATTCCCCTTCATTCATATCTACTTGAGTCACATCTTCATAATACTTTAAGACACCTGTCTCTTCTCTTGGTTTATAAACTTTGTCATAACGATTAGAAACATTAGCAATTATTTTTTGTGATAACTCATGGATAGGTCCACCAGGAATACGATATGATTGTTCTAAGACTTTGATTTCATCGACTTCATCTTTTAAAGCAATGAAGTGATCAATGTCGGCTCCGGCCCATTGGAAGATAGCCTGATCATCATCGCCTGCGATGTATGTCTTTTTAGACTTCTTCCACATGGTCCGAACCATTTGCCACTGGAGGTTGGACAAATCTTGTGCTTCATCGATAAAGAGAACATCAAATTCTGGAGACATATCTTTCTCAATAAACTCCAATAATAAATCAGTGAAGTCTTTCATGTTTCTTTCTTTTTTGTATCGAGTTAATTCTTTATCAATTAAATACAAAGTATCTCTTTCAATATCTAAAAGATGTTCGTTTAAATCATATTGTTCGAGTACAGAAATGCCTCTAACTTTAGCTTTTTCAATGGTTTTAAGGTATTCATTATCCGAATTAAAGATACCGTCATCATCAGAATAAGCAGCTACTTTAATAGGAATACCACATCGCTCACCAAAATCTCGATAGTGTCTAGGATTCATCATCACTTCTTTGGTTGCACCCAAAAAACGAAAGGCAAAAGAATGCAATGTTCGAAAGAAAACTAAATCTTCTTTTTCATCCAAATGAAATTTATCAACAGCTCTTTGCTTTGCTTCGTTTGCAGCTTTCTTGGTAAAAGAAAAGTATCCAATCTTTTTAGGTCTAACACCTTGTTGAATAAATTGATCCACCAGGTTTAGTAAAGTAGTTGTCTTACCTGTTCCCGGTGGTCCCAGTATGATCGTCTTCATAGTGCTCCTTGTTATAACATTTGATACAATAGTGTTCGTGGGCTTTTGTTTTTCTTCCTGGTTGTAAAACATTTTCAATGGTCATAATCATTGCTCGAGAATATTTCTTACCACAATCCATGCATCTAATAATGGTCGTGTGCATATTTCACCTCCGAGATACTAGGTTCTGTTTTTTTCATTGCTTGAATCTTGACAATCCTTGGTGTTTGATTCTTTAAAGTCATTCTAACTTCTTCCACAAAACAACCTGCCTGTTTTAATAAGTTACCTGTTTTTGTTTTATCTAATTCCCAATTGTTTCTTCTTGCAAAATTATAGAAGTCTTCTAATCGAAAATAACTATGGCCTTCATCGGTCCACGACATTTTATTCAACATATCTTCTTTTGTTCTTGCTTGTGCTCTATTCACGGTAAAGTCATACAATAAATTTTCTAATTGATTGTCATGATTTAAAGATTCCAAAGGTTTAATCTCTTGTAAGTTTTCTAATAGTTCTTTGAGAATAACCTGTCGCCAATCACGTGGTGCCACATTCGGCACCACAAGATTAGCTTGATCAAGACAACACAAAGCAAACATATTAGGACTATGTAATTCTTCTGATTTTAATTTAATGACTTTTCCGTCGACTTCTAAAAACCATTCCGGTGGTGTAGAAGTAATCTTAGTTAAGTTTCTGAGTTCCGGTAATTGTTCATCTTCAAAACCTACGCCATGCTTTTTCGTTTTACATAAACTCGCATTACAAACGGAGTTAATTGGTGCATCTTTACAACGGTACTTATCATAATCTTTTCTTTCTAAGGATTTAATAACACCTAAAACTTCTACCGCTTTTAA